AACGAATGTATTTGGATTTTGTATATAGTTCAGCTTGTCCATGTTCAACTGCTCTATCTGAACATGCTGCTCTATCAAGAGGTAAGTATGGAATCCCACATTCTCAACGTTCAGTTGCTCGCATTGGATTAGAATTTGATAAGATGATTTGGATCGAAGATGTGGTGTATGCTTGTCGCAAAGCATTGAAGACTGAGGTACAAACCTATGTAAAGCGCGAAGACGAGCAGTGTTTCGCGGAGCTTAATGGTGCTTATACTAAATTTGTAGAGGATGCGATTAGAATCCTCGCTGATATGTGTGAGAAAATACCAAATGTTAAAGACTATAAAATTATATTGTCACATGCAGAAAGCTTACACCCCCATAATGCTACAGCATTGATTATCAAGGGGTTACCTAATGGATTTACACAGGATGTTTCATATGATGAATGGATGAGTCTCGTAAAATAACACTTTGTTAAATCGAATAATATGATAAAAATACAAAAGGTGAACATGTTGTTCACCTTTTTTAATGTCTTAAATTACTGTTGTGGAGTTCCGTTTATTTTGTTTAATACTTCATTCACACCATTGAATTTTGAGTCTATATATTTCTTCAAAGATTTTAATACAATAACAAGTGTATCAGATCCAACGAGTTTTGTCATAATTTTTTTTATTTAATAATACTAAACATGTTGGGTATATATGATATATTTTACATGGAAGAAACAGGAAATAACGCACCCTAACACACGTTTAGTATAGAGTCGGATGATTACACTTCCATCATTTCCTAAAACATTATAAATGGAAAAACAAAGAAATCGAGGCCAAAAGAAACCTCAAAAAACTTATCGCCCAGATCATTCGGTTTGGGATATTATTAAACGCTGTTCGAAAGAATGGAACAAAAACCACCCAGAAGAACCAATTGATTTGAGTCAACCTCATTACAAGCCTTCTGAATTAATTAAGATGAACAGTGCATTATATGCTGATAAAACTATTACAGAAGCATTCGAAGCAGCATATAACCTAAATGTATCTGACGACGTAAGAGAAATTGCTGATTTAACACCAGTTGATGTTAAAGTTGGGGATATGATTCCATTGCAATTCAAATCTATTACAAAGGACGGGGTGACATTTAATTGTGTATCTACTCATCAATTGTTGGAAACGCGCAATAATTTCTATCAATATGAAAACATGCGTAAATTCCTTCCAACTGAAACATTCTATGGTAGAGTAATAGATGTAAATCCAAATCGTGCCATGGTAGATGTGTTTGGTCCAATGATGGAAGCAGAATTAGATTCAATTACAGCTGAACCATGGAGACAAAATGCAGTAGAAGGTGAACTTCGTCCAGTATTGGTTAAGAATCTGCATATGGTTCGCGGTGGATTTAAGGGTAAAGTGGTACTAAATGGCATGTCAAAATTCTTAGGTGGTGAGTTCGAAGTGGATGCGTTTGTCCCAGGATCACAAATCTGCCTAAATGTTGCAGATGATTTTGAGCAATACGAAGGTCAAAGTGTACAAGCATTTATACTATCAGCTGGAATTGGTCCAAATGGTAAAATGTCAGTGGTTTGCTCTGTGAAAAAGCTATTACAACACTATGGTAATTTAGCTACTATGATTATTCATCGTGAATGGTGTAATCAGAATGAGAGTTGGAAGAATATCACTGAACAAATTCATGCAGGTAAAGTAACTGGGGTTATTAATAGCAACAACCAATGTGGTATATTCGTTGAAGTACCTGAGCTAAATATTACAGGTATGATCAATAAACCCGCAGATGAATTGGTTAATTATACCATGGGAATGGATATTAATGTTAAGATCGATAATGTCGAGGAAACATTAGAATACGATGAAACAATGGATCAATATCAACATGTAGTTCCATTTGAAATCGTTGACGGAGCATTGAAGAAAGTAAATGTTAAGGTTTGTTTAAAAGAAGCTTAAAATAATAAAAGGATAGGTCTTTAAGACTTATCCTTTTTTATATATCTACCATTCACATACCATGAATCTCCTACCATATACGGAACATTTACATGTCTGTGATTTTTAAATTCTGCTAATTTTGATTTTATTTCTTCTAAATTATTAACTCGCTCTGAAACTATATTTTGAACTTCATTAATACATTCACCTAATTTTGAAATGACAGATGCCATAGTGTTATATGTAGTGGATTGATCTTCAGTTTGAACAGAGCCATTAGCGAATGGGGATGCGAGTGAAATGCGTGTCGCCCATGACGTTCCTGATCCAAAATTTGATTCTTTTGAAACATATAATGTTTGTGGCGTAGATAAACGATATATACCCATAGGAACATCTGCATATTTTAATGTTTTATCTACTTTATTCCATACATTATATAACACTAATACTGCATTAAATGAAATAGTTTTGTCCGAATCTGATGTAACGATATTCTTATTTGCATCTTCACTTTCAAAATGCTTTACCTCAAAACAAGGTTCTTTTACATTTCGTTCCGCAAGCATTACAGTTCGTTTTATAGCATCTTCACCATTCACATGCACATATATCTCATTATACATGATACCATCCTTAAAATCATGAGATAACATATTAATATCTCCTGAACTGATGATTGTACCGAAGAAAAATTGTTGAGGATCTGTTGAAATTACTCCATTTGTATCAGAAGGAGTAAATTGTTCGTACATTTTAGATCTGATAATAGTATGATATGCATCATTATCTTCAGATGTAACAATGTTATTAAATCGATTTTCTACATCATTATTTGCATTAATTACGATAAATTTTGATGGAATAATCTCATATAAACCAGATTGAGCCATCATTAGATCGTTCATATATGGGTTGAATGTGGTAAATTTACCAGAATTAGTCATGTTTTTTATGCTCTTATATTCAAAATAATAGATTTATTATTGATTCAATGACGCAGATAACCTCAAAAATAGAACCAAAAATCATACTTCCGGAGCACGAAGTGACGATGCTATCAACCAACGATGAACAGGTGGGGCATCTATTAGAGTATGATCGCGAATATATGCAAACTCGAGTGCATGGTATTATGGCACCATTGCTTTTCTTTAACGGAATTGCCGTGGACTATCCAAATATTTCTGCATTTGAACTGGATTGGACTGGCATTGTACCAACAATTAAATTTGAATTTGCTGATAGAAATGATGTGTTTGGTCGTTATTCAAAACCTGGACTGACTAATGAAATTCAATTACAGATTCTACCAGCACACGATAAGACATATAAGAAGATTAATCTTTTATTTTATGTAACCGATATTAGTATTAATGGTGGTATGATTCGTGGCGAGGCGTCATATAAAGTTAAAGAATTTGTGCAAACTAAATACGAATCATTGGGAGAAAAATCCACATATGAATTAGTACAATATATAGCCGAAAAAACGGGCATGGGATTTGCTTCTAATTTAACAGCAACAGATGATAAACGATATATTCAAGTGAGAGAAGAATCATATCAGAAAGTGCTTATGAGTGAAATGGAGAAATCATTAGCCGATCAAGAAACTGTACAAGATGTATGGGTTGATCTATGGAATAATTTAGTGTTAATGAACATGCAAGATCGATTCTCTACTATTGATGCAGAAGAAGATATGCAAGTATGGATTAGGTCTGAACTTATGCCCGATGCCACTGCTCATGGTGAAAAACAAGGACCCCAAAAAGCATTGGCGCTATTCTCTAATTCTCCATTAACTACGGGTACAGAATTATCTATTGATGAATATATATTACATACAGTCGGTGGTGGAGGTTATTCATCTGGTACATCTAAAGCGGTTTGTGTATATATGGAAAATGAACACAATTGGTCGTATAGTTATAGTGCAGATGGAGATGTAGATGGGGATGAATTTATATCATCTGAATATGGTGGTGAGGAGTATGGTAGTGGTGATTCAATCAAATATAAACACAATCGTGAAACATTTTTTAAGAAATTAAATTCAGAATGTGTATCTATATTCACTACTCAACCACTATTAGGTATAAATAGAGGAGATCAGATCAGAGTACTTTGGTATGATGCAAATGACAATATAGATATGAATGATGCTATGTTGGAAATATCCAAGAAAGATCATAAATTTGGTTGGATTAGTGCTATGGATAATATAGCAGATCCAGATACTCATTTACGAGTTAATTATCAAGTTTCGGGTCAATATATAGTAAATGGAATACATATTTCATGGCAAAATGAGCGATGGGATGTGGAATATATACTTACAAAACCAGCAAGAAGAAAAATAGATTTATTAGATGGCAAAGCACAATAATTTCGATCCATATTCATATAAACAAATATTACACGATAGACAAGCGTTTAGACAATCAGGTGGTACAAGGTCTGACGATTTTAACATGGCTGATACCCCAGGGTTACAGTTCTATCGTATTCTCTTCCATTTTTATTCACAAGAATCAGATGATATGTTAAGTGGATATGGCCTATTACATCCCACATGGGAGGTACCCTCAATTAAGAAAAGAGGTAGAGTGGAGGATTTGTGGCAATATTCCACTGCATGGTCCTATCTTAAACAGAATGGTGAAGACGAGCGAGCAAATTATTTGAAGAATTTTATTTGTTTGTTGTCTAATATAAATACTTTTTCTCCATGGTACTGGAAAGGTATTAAAGGATTAGATTCATTAATATCTAAAAAACAAGCGGCTGGGGATTTTAAATTTGGTGAAAGAAATAAGATAGTTTTAGAATGCCTTCCAGACGCAGTAGATAATCGTATTCGTACATTAATTGACTTATATAGAGCATCTGTTTGGTCGTGGAGAACGAAAAGAGAGATTGTCCCATCTAATTTAAGAAAGTTTGATATGACTATTTGTCTTATGCAAGCTCCTATCAGAGGTATTCATACACCAGCAAATGGGGGTTTACAAATGTCTGATTTTTTAGGCGCAGCTAATAAGTGGTTAAATACCGAATCAAACGATTTTGCATCATCTAATCCTGTTGGAGCAAATGAAAATGTTAAACATATATCTACTTATAAGATATTTGAATTACATGGCTGTGAAATTGATTACACCGTCGGATCAGAAGCATATAGCTCGTTAGAATCAGCTGAAGGTTTTAAACCAGAATATAATATTCCTATATTAGTAGATGATATAGTTGAATATTCTTATAATGAGTTTGCACCTCAAATTGGGGAGTTTGGAGATATGGTGGCATTAGATGCAAATGAATATACTTATAAATCTGATGCATCACCACTCTCTTCATCGTGGAATAATACCGATACTGCGAGATTGGGTAGAGATGTTTCAAAGGATGCAAAAAAATCAAAGATAGAAAATAGATTAAATAATGCTCAACAAGGAAGTAAAAGAGCTATAAAATTAGAACGCCAAAAAGCTGAATTAGAAAGCGAAGGGGATAAAGGATTTGAATTTCCTGAAGATGATAATTCATTATCTAATAGAATCGATGCAAGTACACATTCAACCATTTCAGGTCAATTATTATCTTTCCTATCATCTAAAACATCTAATAAAATATCAAAAGTAGTATTAGGTAATTTATTTGGATTCTCTATTAATAGAACAGCCCAAGCAGTTGGAGATTTATTACATGGTAATGTATCTAATGCCATTTCAAGAGTTAAAAATACAAGTAAAAACTATAATGGACTTGATGATCAGAATCCAGATAAGAAAATATCAGGCTTAAATCCGGGTGATCAGGGCAGTATTATAAGTAAGGAACGAACTATACAACTTGGAAATCTTTTCGAGGGAAATACAATTAAAAACAATTTATGAAACTAAATGAAAATTATATGGGTTCAGGAACATGTGATTGGATTTTCACAGTGGTGAAGCCTGGATTTTTAGATAAAGCTCAAGATGTTATTAAAACATTTGAAGATCGTGGTTGGGAAGTATTGAAAACTTGTCCTAAAAAATTATCTATAGCAGAAGCTCGAAAGTTGTATGCTGTACATAAAAAGGAAGATTTTTATAAATCTCTTTGTAATTATATGGCATCAGGTTTGTCGTTGGGAATTATTTTTCGAAAGAAAAATTGCGCGGATGTTTTTACAGCAGCTAATTCTGTAAAGAAATTTATCCGCAAAAAGTGGGGTGAAAGTGATATGAGAAATGTATTACACTCCTCAGATTCTTTTTCCAATATGGAGATTGAATCGTCTATATATTTTTAAAGAAGGGTTTTTGACCATTTCATTTCTTTCTTATTTTGTTTTGTTTATGGCCG